AACAGATTAAGGAAACTAAAAAGGCAATCATCGAGCAAGGCTCTGAACTGAAACGATTGGAGGGTACTTATGCGGGATTACAAATAACCAAAACAGAACGGGAGAAGGCAGCCGAAGAGAAACGACTCGCCATATTAAGGGAGGGTCGAAAAAAGGAAGCCGAAGAACTTGAGCAAGACCAGAAACTTGCAGACGAAAAAGAAGCGGCTCGATTAAAATCGAAAGAGGAAGCCGACAGCGAAGAACGTGAGGCGAGGTTATCGAGGGAACGAGAACAGCGACAGACTGAACTCGACATCATGTTTTTGGAAGAGGAAGCCCTGACTAAAAAGAAAGCGGAGGAAGCCGACAAGCAAAAGAAAGATGAGGCAACACTACAAGCGGCTCGACGTTCACTCGCTCAAAGTACATTCGGATTTTTGCAGACCTTAACCGAATTACTTGGAAAGGGTAATGAGAAACGAGCGAGGACTGCATTCCAAATTAGTAAGGCTTTGAGTTTAGCGGAGGCTTCGGTCAATACATTCACGGCAGTAACGGCAGTATTAAAAGACCCAACTTATGTTGGCCCATCTCGATTTATCGCTGCTGCAAGTGCTGGATTGATTGGACTGAGTAACATTGCCAAGATTGCATCGACTCAATTCGGGTCGGGCGGTGGTGGAGGCGGTGGTGCGGGTTCAATCCCATCAATCGGTAACGACTCAAGCGGATCACCTCAAGGACAGTCGCCACAAGCCGCGATAGATTTCTCATTTTTGCAGAACCAACAACCCATCCAAACGTATGTAATTGGGTCGGAGGTTAAGACATCGAATGAAGCAGAACAAAAAATAAAGGATCAATCAACATTATAAGATCATGGAAATATTTGAATTGACATTGGAAGACCTTATGAGCCATGGGGTGTTCAAAATTAGTTTGGTTGGAAGACCTGCGATGGATCAAACATTTGTGAAATTATCTGAACAGTTAACCCTTGCTAAAGTTGATAAGGAAAAGCAATTAATTGTTGGCCCTGCAATGGTACCAAATCACAAAATTCCCCGAATAAGACTTGATGGAACTAAGTACGATATATTTTTCTCGGCGGAAACAATAGAGAAATGCGCACATCAATACCTAATCCAATCCAAACAATACGAGGCGAACATTGAACACGAGATTGACGTAAAGGGAGTTATCACGGTTGAGTCGTGGATCGTTGAAGACCCTGAATCGGATAAGTCAAAAGCACTCGGATTCAATGTACCCAAAGGAACTTGGATGCTTGCAATGAAGGTCCAGGATGATCGCATTTGGACTGACCTTATCAAATCAGATTTGCTTCGAGGCTTTTCGATTGAGGGTAGGTTCTTGCCGAATGAATCGAACGCTGAACTCGATGCGTTACTTAAGGAAGTCGAGGTGTTGTTAAATCGAATCTAAGTAGAGAGACTTATGGAAAATATCTTGTGAGTAATTATAATCATAAACAATATTTCTTGCGTTAAGATACCAATCCATTAACCGCTTCGCCTCATCAAATGAACAAGCGAACATTGCAAAGTAACCCTTCGCTCGTAGTCGCTTCATTATTTCGGATTGCTCCCGAACGTGCTTATCTGTGGTTAACGTTCCATCCTTAAGCCAAACCGACTTTGCTTTGAGTTCAATGAACAAACCTTTATAAACTCCCATCGGTTCAAATATCATCAGGTCGGGAAGTCCTGATTCGGAGCGCACCGCCTTAGCCGCTTTAGCCTGACCGATTGTAAGCCGAACCCCTGACGATTCGGAGGTGAATATTACATCGGGGTATTGCAACTTCAAATAATTGCAGACTGATTTTTGTAGTTGTGCTTCGGTCATTCGTTATAATTCAATAAACTTTTGCTCAATCTTTCTTACGCTTAACCCTGCATCTTTACACCGTTGGATACAATACTCAATTGTTGGTTCAAGCATTGGTGGAGTTGCAGACGTAGCAATCTGAACCCCCTTCTTTCTCCATGTTCTATTCTTATGCTGAAATCCTGTTCTATCGCAAACAGTATTCAAATAATCCGACACCTGTGGAATGTGAATTGTTTCAGGCTTTACTTTTCTGAGTTGCGATGCAAATTCGTGTGATGTGAATTCGTTTGGCATTAAGTCAAATGCTTTAGTAAAATAAGATAGATACTTCATTTGGTCATGTTTTAATTTGTTTGACGAAGCAAATTAAAGTATAATATATCTAACTTCCAAATAATTTGAAATATTAGTCTATCTTAATCGCATCCTTGCTCCGTTCATCCTGAATGTATGCCATGTATTGAAGTAACTCGGTAGCGGGTTGAACTACCCAATACTCCATGAGGCGCGGGTCTTTATTCGAAACGATCATTAATGTATAGTACCATCCCCACTTGTCTCTAAAAGATTCTTCAAATCCCTCAGCACTCCCTCCCGATTCAGTTTGTTCAACTGGCTGAGAATAAACTTGTCCGTATTGCTCCCTAATTCTTCGAGTAAAGTCAAAAAAAAAGCGACTGAACCTGCATAGTATGAGTAGGGCGCGGACTTCATCAGGTCGTTGTATTGCTGACTATCCTCATTGTAGGGTTGAACCTTGTATCGTTTACCCACTCGCATCGAGATAGGTCGGTACAGGATAGCCAAAGCCTTATGCGCATCTTCGTTTGGGTTGGCACAATACGCCTCGAGGTCGATCATCTCACCAACACTCAGGCGGTTGATATCGGGTACGAATCCAAATTCGATTTCACGTTGCTCAAGTGGGTCGTGAAGTTTCAGGAACGGGTTGAACTGAACCGCCCCATCGTCAAGTAATTCGATTACGGTTTGTGCGATCTGTTCGCATTCGTCAAGTTCCAATTGATCCACATCACCCTGGCAAAAGTTCTTGACGATTTGAATCGGTGACATCGGGAGCAAATTGTAACGCATGACCTGACCTAATGTGATGTCGTCGTAGTTGGTGGGGATGCTAATCTTTCGGCTCATGCAAAATAATTTGAACGAATTTACAAAAAACGTTTGAGCAAATACTCTTATAGGTAGAAACATAATAAATCATGACAGCAAAAGAACGAGCAACAATGTTGCTTAAAGAAATCAAAACGCTGCTTTCAAGTGATGTTCCTCGCACTTACAAGTTTGCTGCTGAGGGTAAAACATCGGAGGGAGTAATCGTAAGAACCGAAGCCGACAATTGGGCTGAAGGTGTCGAGGTGTTCGTCGAAGTTGATGGACAGGTACAAGTTGCTCCGAATGGAACGCACACACTCGAAGACGGAACGGTTCTCGAAGTTGCGGATGGCAAAGTCGTAACCGTTACCAAAGTCGATGTTGACGAGGAAATGGGAAAGGTGCTTGAACAGGCGCAGACTGCCCTTGCCAAATTGTCTAAGGACAAAGAGGACTTCGCAAAGTTAGCCATCGACAAGGCGGCTGAACTTGTTGCATTGAGCGAATCACATCAGGTTGCATTGAGTGCGAAAGATGCTGAGATCGTTGCGTTAAAAGCGCAAATCACAACCCTATCTGCTCAGGTTAAATCTGTTCAGGATGGAGGTGGTCAAAGAAACGAACAGCCGAAAGCACCTGAGAAACCATTAACAAGAATGTCAACAGCCGAGCGTGTACGTCACATGATCGACACAGTAAACTAAGAACCCAAAAAGAATAATACAATAAGACAATGGCAACAGTATTAAGTTTAACATCAACATACGCGGGTGAAGCCGCAAAGCCGTATATCGCGGCTGCCCTACTTGCTCCGAAGTCAATGCAATATGTGACTGAGCATTTGAACATCAATTATAAAGAAGTAATTCGTAAGTATGCAAACGCTGCATCTTTCGCGAATGAAACTTGCACGTTCACGCCAACAGGAACAGCAACAATTACTGAGATCACGCTCGATCCGAAGCGCATCCAATGGCACGAATCATTCTGTAAAAAGGATTTTGTTCGTGATTGGGAGTCTCAGCAAATGGGAGCGTCACTTCACAATCAATCTTTACCTCCAACATTCCAAGACTTTACGCTTGAGCGTATGGCTGCGGTTGCTGCTGAATACTTTGAGCAAATAATCTGGACAGGTGAAACAGGTAATGCGGGTGAGTTCGACGGATTCATCGCTCAAATGACAGGCGGTTCTGATATTGTTGCTACTGTACTAACAGCAGGTAACATCATCGCTGAATTAGGTAAGGTAGTTACTGCAATTCCAACAGCCGTTAAGGCAAAGCGTGGAGTTGATTTGGGTATCTACGTTCCAACTTCGGTTATATTCCTTTACGAAGAGGCTCAGTCTGCTTTGGGTGCTGCTGATATGTTCCACGAGCGTCAAGCTACACCGAACTTCAGAGGCATTCCGCTTCTTGAATGTCCAGGTATGCCTGACAACACCATGTTAGCGGCTTGTAAGTCTAACTTACTTTTCGGTACTTCAATCACGGCTGATCTTAACACGGTTGCAATGATTGACATGGAAGGGGTTAACCTTGATAAAGAGGTTCGTTTCGCGATGTCTTGCTCAGGTGACACTGCGGTAGGTTACCGTGATGAGTGTGTGTTCTACGAATATGTATCTTAATCCACCGATAAGTAATGAGCATATCATGTGCAATACTTAACGGGCGGGAACGTCAATGTAAGAATACCGTGGGAGGGTGCAAGACACTCTTCCTCGGTCTTCACTCTGACTTTCTCGTGAATGTTGAGACAGGTGGAACGTATCAAGAAATTGACGTGCTACCTACTGCAACATTGTATAGATTTGAAGTCGATCCGGCTTCGTCTTCAATGAGTTTAACAAGTGAAATTACAGCATCACCCGAAAACGGAACGGTGTTTTATGTTCACACCATAACAGCTAAATTCAAGAAGATAACCGCATTGGATCGTCGTAACTTCCAAAATATCACAGCGTCACAATTAGCTGCTTTTGCGTTGGATAATAACGGCAACATCTTCTACGTCGGCAAGGTTAACGGTGCAGACGTAACAGGCGGTCAAAACATGGCGACAGGTTTGGCTTATGGTGATATGTCAGGATTTAACATAACAATTGTGGCAAACGAACCTGAAGCACCGAATATGCTTGAGGCGTTTACAGCCGAACCGTTCGATAACTTCCCCGGCATTACTGTTTCACCTGCCTATCCAATTGCTTCGTAATCATTCTGAATAATCCAAAAAAGGGCGGGTGGTATTAAGCCCGCCTTTTTTATTAAATTTGAATCCATGATATACGTTGATCCTGATTCTGCAAATCAACAAGTGGTTGTTACCCTCAAAGAAAAGTGGGCGGACTTCGACACGACTCCCGAATCCTATTTAATGAAGTTGACCAATACAAGCGGGGCGGGGGTGTACTATGTGATTCCGATTGTATTGAGCGATAACGATAGATACACCCTACTCAGAATCAATACCAATGTAGCCGCTCCAACGTCGGGCAGCATTGAACTAACCGAAACAGGCGAATACGCTTACACCATTTACGGACAGACAGGAACGACGAATATTGATCCGGATAACGCAGCCGTGATCGGAGTGTTTGAGATCGGAACCTTATTCGTCAACGCTACTGCATACACCGAGTTCACCAACGATACCACCATACCCAACACATTCATAGACCAATGAGTAGCAACCTACCAATAAAACCGAGTCAGATCGGGGCGGTAAAACTTTCCGCATATACACCGTGGAACTACGTTGAAAAAACTGATCGTCGTGGATGGGTGAACTATGGACTGAATAACGACTATCCCGATTATCTGATTGACCTATACAATGAATCACCAACCCATCACGCCTTATGCAATTCACTTGCGTATTGGATATTCGGTGCAGGAATGGATTCACCACAACTTGAGAAATTTGATTTCAACGACACGTTGTTAAGATCGTGTTTGGAATTTAAGATACACGGGTACTTTTTCCTTGAGATCGTTTGGCTCGGTAACAACATAGCACGAATCGAGCCAATGCCATCGGAGTTAATCAGATGTGGTGAGCGTGTGGGTAGGGAGATTCCCGATTTTTGGTATTCAGAAGATTGGAGCAACACGAGCAAGTACAAGCCGAGAAGGATGGGAATGTTCAAAAACGATCCTGAGTACATCAAATCCCACCCTAACCAAATCCTTTACATTCGACCATTCAGTCCGGGTTCATTCTACTATGCCAAACCCGACTACATTGGAGCGGTGGAATATGCAGAACTTGAAAAGCGAATCGGCACATTCCACAATTCGGCAATCAAAAATGGACTTGCGCCATCTTATATTATTCGATTAAAGAACGGCATTCCAAACATTGAGGAGCAACAAGTAATTGAATCGAATATAAGGACCCAACTATCGGGCGAATCTCAGGCGGGTAACGTCATTGTGTTTTATAACGATCAAGGAACGGAATCACCCGAAGTCGAAACGGTGCAACTGAGCGATGCAGACAAGCAATACCAATTCCTATCCACCGAATCAGCCGAAAAGATAATGATCGGCCACCGTGTAGTTAGTCCGATGTTATTCGGATTGAAGACATCAACGGGGCTTGGATCAAATGCGGATGAACTTACCGAAGCTGAAGACATCATGCGGATTCGTGTCCTTGAACCCGCAAGACAAATGATTTCACGAGGACTTAAACCACTCTTTGAGGCTTTGGGTATTGCGACTCCCGAATGGAAAGACAACCAAGACGCTCAAGATGCAGAGGTGGAGCAGTCATACACAGGTATTCAAATCAGTTCAGCGATTGATATTGTTGGTCGAGTGAATCAAGGTTTGTTGACAAAAGAACAGGGATCAATTTTGATTGAGCAGATGTTAGGTTTCACACCTGAGATTGCTCAAAACATCTTCACTACCGAACCACTCAATCCACTTGCCCCACTACCACCAAAACCACAAGCCCCAAACAATGAGCAACTGAAACTATCCAAAGACATCAGCGACGAAGACATTGAATCAATCCGCTCGTTCTTGGATGATAAAGGCGAAGTGATTGCGGATGATGACGCAGAGTGGGAATTGATTGACGCACGACCCGTTGACTATCAGAAAAACATTGATTCGGTTTTGAAACTTGCTTCCGTTCCTTCATCCAATCCGAACGGAGCAAGTGAACAGGATAACGAATTGTTCAAGGTTCGTTACGGTTATGCACCGGCACGGACAAGAAACTCAAGGGATTTCTGCATTAAGATGGTTTCTGCGGGTAAGGTGTACCGTAAAGAGGATATTGAAGCTGCAGGAGATCGGGCGGTTAATCCGGGATTTGGCCCGGAAGGTGCAAGTACTTACGACATTTGGCTCTACAAAGGCGGCCCGTGGTGTTCGCATTATTGGGAGCGTCGAATTTATATGCGTCGAAACAATAAGAAGATATCAGTAAACGAAGCCCAAAAGATGATTCGTGAAATTGATCCCGACATTCGAGACGAGTTCAGGTTACCTGAGAACGACTACAAGGTCGCTCAGTTACCACGAGATATGGAGAATCACGGTTACTTAAACCCACCGAAATAATGGCAATTCCAGTAGCAGTATTACTGATTGATCAGAATTACATCAATCAATTCACCCACCTGAACAAATCAGTTGAGTGGGCCTATATCTCACCATCAATCCTCGATGCACAGGCGACCAAGTTGCAGCCCGTAATCGGCACGGACTTGTATCGGTACATTCTTGATGGCACTCGATTGGGTACACTCGCGGGTGATTACCTAACCTTGAAGGATGAATACATTAAACCCGTTGTCCTGTATTGGACCATGTACGATCTTCTCCCACACTTAAAGGTCAAGATCGACAACGGTGGATTGGTGGAACGTACATCAGACACCACAACACCCGCAGGACAAACAGACGTTAACCGAATCCGTGATGATTACTTTGAAAAAGCCCAATTTGCTATGCGCAGGATGGTGGATTATATCTGCAACAATTCAGGTTCATTCCCTGAGTATTCGACTAATGACGAAAATCAGCTTTATTCGGCAGGTAAAAATCGTTCAGTTACTTTTGGGGTGGTAAGTAGAAATAATAATATTCCGTTTAACCAAAATCCATGGTGGAGGCAATTAATTGGCTAAGCGTAGGTACAAAATAAACCCACAACACGTCATTGCTCTGCGTATCCTAATGGATAAGATGAGTCGTGGCGAAATAAATAAATTAGAAAAAGATGAACCTACTACGAGAAGATGAAATTGTAATCATGCGCCACAACGGTGAGGATTACATCGCTTTGGCTTTAATCGCTGAATCTCCGTTCACTTATAACCCTGGCAACGTGTCGGTAGTTGTCAAGCCCGAATACTACACAGTCAAAGAAGATGAACACGTCAACACCGACGAAGACCAAACCGTATCATTTAGTAATGGGTCGGTCATTATCTCGGCTTTGCACATCAACGGGCCGCGACCTTCAAATATAGTTAAACGCAGATGATCAGCCGCGAGATAGTTCTGGTGTTATTGGGCGTTGTGGTATCGCTTGTCGGTGGTTACAGTTACCTTATAATACAAGACGACATTGTTTATACCAACGTCTGGATGATCTCCAACGTCTTGTATGAATTGGCTTTGCTCGTAGCGTTTCGATTAGTCGTGAAGGAATACAAACTGCAGGTCATTATATCGATGCTTTGCTTTTTGACCTTTGGCGAATTGCTCGATGAATTATTCTTTGATCCGATTGTGTTTAGTTGGAACGAATTGATTGTACTTATAATAACAGGAGTTTACGGATATTTGAAGCTATGCAAGAGGAAACAAAATTAAGTCAGGATATTATCGCATTCTTTACGAAATCGGGTAGTTGGATTTTCTCAGTCCTATTTGGTTTATTCGGCAAGGTCGGGATGGAGATCATGATGAAAAAGAAATACACTTGGATCCAATGGGCGGGTGTAATTTTGGTCAGTATGTTCTCAGGTTACATCGGTGGACTTGCCTCTATGCATTGGGGATTGGATCACTACAAAATGTCTATGACCGTATCGCTTATGACTATCTTCGGGCAAAACATCGCGTTTTATTGCGTCTATAATTACAAACGAATCGGTGATGGGATACTTTCAATCATTATAAGACCAAAGAAATGAGCAAAGACAAAGATAAAAAACCATTCAATGAAACAGGATTCGGTAAGTTCCTGAACAAAGCGGGTAAGCACATCGGTACGGTCATTGAAGTCGGTGCGGAAATTGCAACGGGTGACATTGCCGGCGCTTTGGATATTGTCAAGGGCAAGATACAGGAGTCATCAATAAGCGAAGTCGAAAAGGCAAAGTTACTGCACGAAATGGAACTGAGCCGAATGACTTGGATTAAGGAGATGTTTGAACTCGAAGTTCAGGACAGGACAAGCGCAAGAACTCGTGAGGCTACACTTGCTCAAGCGGGGATGCGTGATTGGTTTCAATACGTGGTTGGCTCGGTTGGACTTGTTTGTTTTGGGTTTGTCATTTACACTTTGATCTTTCGGGTCGTGCCTGAATCCAACCGTGAAATGTTTATCCACCTACTCGGAATAATTGAGGGTGTCGTGATTTCGATATTTTCTTATTACTTTGGTAGTTCATTAGGTTCAAAACGAAAAGACATTAGACCATGAGTGGATGCGTTTATTGGTATCACATACAGCGAATCATTACCTGTATGACCACAGGAGTTTACAACGGAACGGTTGATTTCGATTATAACGGAATAATCAACTGGCAAGACTTAGCTTTTGCACTTAACATTTTCGGGTCATGTTAAATTGGGCTGAGTACCTTAGTTTCAAACGTGAGGAGTTTGACAGCCGAGACGAACCAGGGTCGGGCGACAAGATGAACCCTGTCTTCATGGCTCAACTTCAATGCGCTCGTGATTATGCGGGTCAGCCTTTCAAAATCAATTCAGGCTATCGTACCATCGCCCACAACAAACGGGTCGGAGGTGTGGCGAATAGTCCGCATTTAGGTGGTTACGCTGCCGACATCCATTGCATTGATGATGCTTCGAGGTGGGTAATTGTGAACGCCTGTATTCAAGCGGGGTTCACTCGTATCGGAATTGCTAAGACGTTCATTCATGTTGACAACGACCCATCGAAAAACGCCAATCGGATATGGATGTATTGACCCGCGTTTGTTTAATCGCAAATAATCCGAATATAAAGGACATTCCCGAAGCGGACATCTACTATCATTTTAACTCAGCTATTCATTGGGGCAAGACTCCAAACGATCAGAGTGCAATCGTAGTCAGGATGGCTCACACGGTTCGTTCTGCAAAATCGTTCCGGTGTTATCCCAATACGTTACTTGCTGAATCAGTGATCGCTTGTGGTTGGGAGAATGATGTAAGATCGTTTTGTGAGGCTAACCCATTTACCCACCGATCATCAAGTAAGTTCTATTTGCAGGGGTACGATTATCCCGAAAACAATTCCCCAACTTCGGGATGGGCGGTTATTCAATACCTACTCAAGTACGACGACATCCAAATAACTTGCGTTGGGTTCGATCTGAAGTCAGCAAGTTATTACGGTAAGTCCAAAATTCATGCGCTCGACTTTGAGATAGAAGAATTTGCGAAGTTAGTTAACGATGGCAAGGTCATAGCGAATCAATGCGTTGTTGCTTCGGTCTTGCCTGAATCTCTTTAAGTACCTTCTGCTTCAATTTAAATCCCCACGTTGCCAGAGTTCCAGTTGGCAAGTTCTGTCGGTACATATAGATCGGTTCTTTGATCGCTTTGACCCGATCCCATCCCGCCATCTCCACACAACTATACATCACCTCGACTTCGGTGCAAACGTGCTGCCATTCCCCAAATACTTTCAATCGGTCTTCGCTGATTCGTCTGTACAATCCCGCACGAAATGAATTAGGGGCGGTAAATTGATACGGGCCTTTTCGAGTTTGGTTGTTATGGTCAAGGGGGCATTGATTCATTCGCCCGTTCTGATTCTTCCAATTTCCATACGTCACCCATGCACCCGACTTGTGGGCATCGTAAATTAATTGAAGCGCACCCGGTAAAAGTTCGTCATCCATTCCGAGTAGAACGATTATGTCGTCGTCTTTAATCATGCTTATTGATGCGTTGATTACATAGTGACGAATACAGGCAGCACCAACACGATCAGCAAATAGTTGACCGATCAGAGAATTACGGAATACGTCTTTCACTTTGCCAGGGTCGTCGGAATTGTCATCCACAAGCCAATGGTAAAAGTCCACCTCACATGATTGGCGCTTGACCGAATCATGGCAGCTTTGAATATACTCAGCGCAGTTATGACCTGTTGATATAACGTGTATGTTCACAACTTCGAGTTTATAAATTCAATCAATTGGTTTCCGATTCTTGCGGGGTGGTGCATAGTCGCCACAACATCACGACATCTCAATCCCCATTCCTCCAAACTTTGAACACTCGCTTGTTGACAATCTTGCATTGACTCAATCAACTCAGCTTCGGTTGTCACAATATCAAAGTAATCGTTATCGTATCTCTCCATGTACTTGTCGTAGTTTGCACACATCGTTATCACAGGGCGGCCAATCAACGCGGCTTCGAGTGCTGTAATTCCGAATGTACCGTATGGCTTACCTCGTTGCAAGGGGTTGAATAGTTCGATGTAAACTTCACATTCCCCGATCCGTTTTAGGTTATCTCGGTGGGGTAGTAATTGGGTGTTCACATCCAAATCAATTCGTGCCTGGTTCGCTGCGAGTTTAATTTGATTGGTTCCTTTAGATTGGATGTTGGATGGGTAATGTCCGAACCGATGCTTTGCCTTATGGAACGGAATGTAGGGGATTCGGTTCAGGTCTATTGGAGCGCAGATCAATTCCTCGTTGATTGCTCCGAGTCCAAGCAAATCGGGCGTTTGTATTATCGCTCCTTTCGCATTCTTCAGGACTTCATTTGCTGCCTCGTGTCCTTGTCTGTATCTGGACCCACCGTGCATCACAAACCATGGTCTATCCCCGATGTACTTAATCAACTTAATCGAGGTGTGCATGAGGATCACAATATCATACTTTTGGATGGAGTCGCTCAGTTCCTCCGGCTTCACAATGACCGATTGACGCTCGTATGAATACGGGTGTTTGGTCAACGAGAACGATTTAGATTCGATCCCCACCTGACAAAGCGCATCGGCATATTGATAACCTAAGTTGCCAAAGTCCTGATCCGATATTAGAGCGATTTTCATGGCTCTATCCCGTGTGATTTTAACATGGCTGCTCGATCCCTCACAGCATCGGCTTGTTGTTCTGGTGACTTTCTTCGCTTGACGTGCATCCCCTCAGCGTCTTGTCGGTAGAACCATGTCGTTGTATTCAACCTGCTAAATGCTGACTCACCGTATTTCTCAGCGATCTTGAGCCAAAAATCCCAAAACGAATAATTCCGGAACCTATCGCAGTCGAACCCACCGAACTCGTGCCACAGTTCGGTGTGGAATAGTGCAAGATCAGTCACAATGTTTCCTTTCTTATGCGCTTCGAGTGAGTAAGGTGGTAACGGTTGGTGTTTCGGGTTCTGCAAATTCTCATCGGTAAAGGCATAACAACCATACACAACTTTATGATGCGGCAGTCTTCCCATCTCCCAAAGTTCAAACGAGTATTTATGCTCCCACATTAGGTCGTCGGAACTGGTCCAACTAACATATTTTGTTTTGACGAATCCCATTGCCTGATTAATTTGGCGAAACGATTGTTGCGGACATTTGCCAAGTTGCTCAGACTTAGGTAGGGCAATTCTATTTACATTTAATGAGTGTATTAATGCCTCGTTAGGGTCGTCTTCACACATTGATACAATAAGCTCCCCCACTTGCGGCTTAACCCTTTCAATCGCTGCCTGTAACCACTCAGGTCGCTCGTGGTAGGTGTTCATTATTACGGTTATGTCTTGCTTCATTTCAATTGGAATTTAATTAGTATTCTCTCAAAGTATTCATCTACCTCGTCGCCAATGTACTTGACCTCGACCAACTTAAACCCGACCTCATCGAATACGTCGATCAGTTCAAGGGCGGTGTAATGTTTCACCACCGTTGGATCGGGTATGTATGAATCATTTACGATGGCATCAAGGTACATTCGGTTCGGAGTGAGTACAGTTATAAACGCTCCGTTGTGTAAAGATTGTTTCAGGTTGGTTAGTACGGTTTCGATTTCGGGTATGTGAGCGAAGGAGTGCATAAAGTAAATGTGGTGAAATTTGAAGTTGAACCGCTTACGATACCAATCGGGATTGCCCTCAACATACCTAAAGAAGTCGTAACCATACACATCATATCCTTGTCGCCTGAACCATTCAACGGCGAATCCAGTTCCGCATCCGTAGTCCAATACCTTCTGATCTTTGGTTGCATCCATCACGGCTTTGAGGTGGATCAGTTCATTCAGATACTTATCGGTTTGGTTGAACCGTTTCAACTTTGCCTGGTAAACCTCATAGAAATTATTGAAATCATGACATTGCTCATTCATGAATGATTCGTAGTAACCGTTTCCCGGTTGCTTGTTGGGAGTGCTTTTCTTTGAACCATTGAAGGGTCGCATTAGCTTTTTGAGCAGTATTGATAGTTGCATAGGCTTGGATTGATTGGATTAGTTCTGGGTTGGTGTTGGCTATGACTAACTCACAATCTCCATAAGTTGATTGATACAAGTCTTGTCCGGTTGCATTGTTGGTGATGACAACCTTACCCAAACTCGCTGCCTCAATCGCAGTCATTCCAAACGATCCGTATTGCTTGTCACCCTGTTTGCAGTTCATCATCTCGATATAGATGTCGCATTGGTTCAGTCGCCTAATATGTTCCTCATACGGCAATATTCCACCGGTCATAACTTTGACCTTTGCATCCTGAGCGCACCTAAGTATCATATCCGTTCCCTTCACTTCGGGATTGGAGGGGTAGTGAGAAAATCGATTTAGTCCTGTTATAATTCGTTTACTCAAGATCGGCTCAATCGTACCCACCATATAAAACTGATTCGCGCAAAGTCCGGCAAATTCGGGCAGGGCGATTATGTTCTTATTGGATTTGACCTGTTCCGCAATCGCCTCGTGGTTTTGTCTGAATCGGGTAGCGGTGTGAACGTGGATCACCTGGGGATTGTTCGATAAGTCAAGGCGGGGCAATACTTCGATGTGGCTGTGGTAGATCAGGAACACATCAGCTTTAAGTGATCCGATTGCAGTCTTGCGGATTACCTTCGCTTGATTGGGGTAGTTGAATTTGTGACGTTGCAACTTGTAACATTCCGAATCCACACCAACCGATAACAAGGCGAGGTGTTGAGCGTACATGAAATTCGCGTAATCATCTACGCAGATTGAAACGACTTTCATCCCCTCTCGGTAATTTTGAGGAGTTCATCCCCTATTAAACTATTGATCCTGTGATACTCTTCATTAGTCAATAGTCGGTGGGTAATAAATCCAAAACTTACCTCGTAATACAAAGAACCATTCTCAAGGTTCTCAATTTCAATTTGTCTTTTCATACCTCCGAATCCTTCAAAACCTTTAACGAATCTTGCCAAAGTTGAGGCATACAACAGTTCCCCGTTGACCTCGTTTGTTTCATATTAACCCGCCACCATTCAGCAAGGTCGAGCGCATCGGCTTTCCCAATACGTTCACCCTTCACCCTACCCACAATCGCTTTGAGTTTGTCAAGTTCTGTCTTGTCAATTTCTGACAGCCATTTGTCGATGGGGCATGAACCGACACGCAGCCATGTCTTAACGTGCATGAAGCAGCCGCATAGTTTACGGCCATCAGGCAGCACGTTTCCAATTATCGGAGTGCCACACGTTCCAGATGAGGTGTAGTGCTCACAGGCTTGGCAAATCCGAAGTCGTGCGGCTCGTTTCTCACGGGTGACTTTCATTTGTTTTTACAACCTTCAGAAATCCACACTTCACAGCCGCCTTTTGTTTTTGGCAGACCATCTTCAATCCATTGCTTTGCGCGATCAATAGTTAGGAATGTATTAATCCCACCTTGTTGATTACATTGCCACCACCAAGTAAAAAAAAGGAAACGCTTTTTTACCTGAACCTCATATCCAGCAAATATATCTCTTACGATTCGATAACATTTTTTCTTACTCATGGCGTAAAGTTTGACCTCACGAACTCTTTGGAGATACGGAGGGATTCGTATAACTGCGAAACGGGTATGTGGGTAAGTCGAGCAATCCGAAGTATCGGAAGCCCATCAATTAGATGCAACTTAAACACCATCCGATCAAATTCCTTCAAGTGCTGAATTGTCATCAGGACTTCTTCAATCAGAATCTTATCAGTTTCAACCTCGACGATGTAAAGTTGTGGGCGTGGCTTGACTTGACTCAGGTACTCGTTATAGGCACAGGCCCGAAAGTAGCCAATCGGGTTATCCGGAATGATTGCCGACGAACTCAGATTAACAAATACCTGTTGCATAACGTCATCGCACTTATCCTGAAAGTTTACAGCACACCATGTCTTGCACTCGTTGTAAATCGGTAGCCAATCCATCCCGCCTTGTTCAGGCTTGGGTGGTTGCGGCTTGGGGTTGCGTTTGGTTGCCATGGTTATTCCTGTCCGAGTTCAGCTTTCCATAATCGCTTCAATCGCTTCATTCCTTTGTCGAAATTACCCGCACCGTATCGCTTGATTTCATTTTTGGATGCGGTCAAGGTTATTCCCTTTCGTCTGTCGTCTTCGGTCTTCAATCGCTTTCGGCCTGTCTTTTTCTTTTCTTCGCTCATTGGTTTATTTTGTTAAGTCATTTAATTTCCAAACTTTTCGACCCCCTCCACGATTTAAACTCTCATGCAATTGCATTACATTTTCATAATCCGTTATAGGGTATCGCTCGATAATAGTTTTTCGTATTACCAATTCGGTTTCACCCGTTTTAGTGTCAGCAACTAATTCAACTTTTGATGACTCTGAACTACCTATTGAGGAAACTAATAAGTGTGTAATATATCTTTCTTCGCTCATTGTGTTGGTGGTTGTTTGTGTGATTCTTTAGCAATATTAAACTGCTGAATTTGGAACTTTAATTGCTCGTTTTCTTTTTTTAAGGCTTGGTTTTCCTCAAATAAAGCAATCATTATTTGGAGTTTTTTTATCTCCTCGACTGCTATTTTTATGTTGGTTATGAATTGTTTAATATCCATCATTCAGGGGTTTTGGTTATTTGCTTTTCTTGCTCACACTCATTCCATACTTGGAGCAACGCCTGCTTAACACTTACACTATCAGGATAAGCGGTTGTTGCTTGTATTTCTTTGATTCTATCTGATGTCATGGGTTTAGTTGGGTTAAAACATTCAACAAATCAACAGCCCCAATCCATCCATCGCAATCGGAATCCAACCCGCAATCGGTTCGATATTGGTAAGGGGTGAACGGTGGGGTCAGGTTAAATTCGGGCGGACACGATTCAATACAATAGGCGTAATCGTAGAAACTCCAAACCACAAAGACACACATTGATCGGGCGAACTCAACTTCATAAACTCGATGCCGGGCGATTAGCGTCACCTCAAATTCACCTTCGCATATCATCGGGTGGAGTAGGTTTAGACTGAGTTCAAAGGCTTCGATCGTGTCCGTTGGTGTGATCCAAGTAAAGTCAAATCCGGTTGTGTCGGGGTTGCTCAGGTTGTCAAATTTGAAACCCGTTACCTCCCCGTGTGGTTGATACCAATTCGGGAATGCGGGTTGCAAGTCAGGAACGGGAGTACTGTACAATGACAGTAGGGTGAGTAGGGTGTATAGGTTCATGGTAAAAGTTCAGGATTTTCAAAAACATTTCCGATTACTTCACCCGCAGAATTTACAGTATATAAAGCCATTCCTTCAACTTCAAAGCAACCATCATTGAAAATAATAGATTCGATATATGTCTCTTGCTCAAAGTCATCTTCACAAGGCAAGTCATATTGAAAAATATCACCCTCGTAAATCTCAGTGCCGTTCTTGTCGTGGAGTCCTGTGATCTCACCAGCTGAATCTTTATGAACCATTGTAATAACCGCTAACATCCCTTCTTCATGCCCTAATACAGATTCTGATTTGGTATTAACAAAGTGACGAATATAAAGACTGTCGTTTAAACCCGTGTACAAATCACCGTAAAGCCATTCACCCGAATCAATGGACTTTCCCCTAAACTTAATTTCTCTTTTCATCTTTCCTCAAACGGTTCTTCGTTAATATGGTGTTCAGCGACGTGGTCTTGAATCATTTCGAGGGTGATTCCATTCTCTAAAATATCGAGCGTTGTATCTCCTTCGATTGGAGTTATTTCGGTTATTCCATGAAGGCATTCGGTTAGTTCAATCCAATCATACTCGACCTTCATAGCGCATCCGTTCAATCGTACTGTCTGTGTGTTCATCTGATTTTATTTAAGCAGGAAAGTAATGATAAATCTTTTTTATTGATCCATCGGTATTGCGAACTAATTGCAATACCTTTTTGAAACGGTTGACCCCAATCAATACCATTGGGTAGTTTTTGCCATTACCAAAGAAAGGCTGTTCGGTTTTTCTTCGTGTCGATCTGTTTTTGAATTGGCTAATGTATCTTGTTTTGATTGGATTGATACATTCGCCAAGCTCATTATACTGTTTAACGTAAGGTTCGTTTTTCATCTGATTTATTTTATGCTGTAAACTTACAAATAATTTGGAATAATACAACCAATGTTAATTAGTTTCGATCTTCCAACCTTGAATTGATACGTAATACTTACCGTTGTACTCCGATCCACGCAGATTAAAATGAACCTTAACCGATTCACCTTCACCAAACTTATCGAGCATTTCACATTTATCCTTGACGAAATCCACTTTAATCGGTTGTGGGTATTGTGTGTCGGTGTCGGTCATTACGATCAATTCACGAATCTTAAAGTTGTTCGCTCCTTTGCTTTCGGTTGCCCCGATTGATTTGATTGTTCCTGTTAGTTCCATTTGTTTCTGATTATTATAAGTCCATTGATATTTGAACTACGATAGGCATAATTATTCCGACTTAATCAATATCATCACTCGACACCTTGAACTTAATCGCTTTAGTTTCTTCGACAACATTGAACAATAGCGAGGAGTCCTTTCCCGTTGCTTTAATAATCAGATCGACATTGCTATTGTATAGCCCAAACTTTTCAACAGGAATCTCCACGGTTCGATTCATATTATCCTGAATTATTTTCCTCACGTCTGGAAATCTTGCATTTATTGAAACAAAATCATCTTCTGAAATCAAATCAATCCTAACCTCATAATCACCAACATTTACAGACAATACCCCACCTTTTTCAGTTTCGATTATCTCAAATATTTGCGGTTTTTTCTTGTTCGATAGTTTAGATAGTAAAGCCCAAGCACCCGCTTTCATGTAACAGTTTCCCGTTTCACTAAATAGTTCATCGCACTTGAATCGAACAGCTACATTCGCGTTTGTTGCATAAGCATACCCATCGAGCAATTGAATGTAAGTCATTGCGGGTCTTAAATCATCCTTTGATGCAAGGTGATTGATCGGTAAAAGTTCTTGTAAAATTGTCATGTTACTTCTTATTTATAATTGGGGTTGCGTATAGTTTAGTGTCCGAGTCATAAAGGAATTGGAATGACTTATAATCAAACTTACTTGTGGTCATTAGCTCCGTATCAATTGAATTAAAATGACCATATTTATCAACTTCATATTTACTCCACTCCAAAACTATAAACGTTTCGTCGGCCAGTACCGGGTCTGATACTTTGATCCCCGGCTTAATTCCCCTCACTTCGAGGTCGTTGATTTCATCTTGTGTTCCGCCAGTAAAACTACTACGGCCATTCTCTTTAAGAGACTTCTCAAAGTCTTTGTTGCTACCATACTTAAACGTAGATGAGTCAGTCTTATTCATTAGGTCAAAACATTCTTGAGCGTCGATGTTCATGATGAAACGTTTACCATGTTGCTTACTAGTCTCAAGATAGATAGATGCCGAAGGTAGAGAAAGGTAAGCTACATTTGATCTGTGATCAGATCATGTACAAAGATATAGACATGGATAAGATTGAACAATTTATTAGGGAGGCATTGTAATATGAAAGAATATGAGGTAACGTTTGTAGAAACGGCTAAGCGTACTATACTCGTACAGGCTGAAAGTAAAGAAGCTGCCGAGACAATCGCGATTGATAAGCTATTTGAATCGGAGGAGATCATAGAAGAAGAGTTCCAAGGTAACGTAGTCATTACACATTCGGAGGAAGTATGAATGCTAAACGAATACAAGAACTTGAATCAGATAAGGTACACTTAACCAAGTCACTGATGCGTATCTACGAT